GAGAGAAAGAGAGGAAGGATTCTCATACTTTCAAATTCGCTTCTTAACATACCTCTTAATAATTTTTGTTCAGCTTCTGTCTCTAATAAATCTTTTCTAGTTTCTACAGCTGCTTTATCAACTTGTCCTTTTATACCAGCTTGAACTAATTGTCTTTTAAGAGTTTCATTTTCACCAGTTAAATCTTTTAATTGTCCTTCCATTCCTTGAACCTGAGATTGTAATTGTGAATAAACAGATTTTCTTTTAAGTAATTGTTTCTTATTTCTTATATCAGTTTCAGATACCATAGCTATATCATCAATCAATCCTGCTTGAAACCATTTGAAATATTCCTCTAGTAATGCCCATCTATTTACTGGCATTGTAGCCCCCGCTACAACTCGAACATCGAATCTTGCAGTTGCATAATCTTTAAACCTAGATATTGCTTTTCCATAGTCATTGTAAATAGGAATGTTAATTCTAACTTCTTTTTCTTGCTCTTGAGGAGTTTGACCTGCTTCAGGTTGAACAATTCTAAATACCTTTTCTATTGTATAATGTCTTTGAGCTCTCATTTGGAAACATCTTCCAAGATGCTCTAAGGCTGGTTCAACAACACTTCCCATCCAAGCTTTTAATCTACGAGTACCAAATTCGTCATTAGCAAGCAATCCCCTATATGTCTCATTTTGCTCTTGAGTAAATCCCATCATAGCTGAAGGAACTCCACTAATATATTCAGCATCAGACTTACCCTCCTGAACTACAGAATAAAATGCATTATTAATTGGAGCTGGTAAAACTGGAGTCGGAGGAGTAAATCCCTGTCTATATTTTAATAAAGCTCCCGGTGACGAAGAATAAGCTTCCCATTCATCTTCTGGGACTGAACCTTCTTCATACATCCACCTAAGATTAGAAGCTAGGTTTGCATTATGAAGCATTATTTGATGAGCTTTGTTTATTTCTTGTTGTTTTCCTATTAATGGAGTAACTGCACTCATTGGATATGGAGTACCAGTATACATATATGGAATAGGAATAATGGGATATTCTTGCATTGGTAATGTATATTCATATAAAAATACATCATCCCCGACACTGCAAGTTTGTATTATTCTATTCTCATAAAACTTTACTTTGTCTACAATATTCTTTTTAGCTTTCGAGTTTGATAAGATATTGAAATCTTTTTCAGTCATTACTTGCTGAGTAACTTTTGTAGCAGCGTCTTGAAGTTCAGCGGTCATAACTTGTTTTTGTTCTTCTATGGCTTGTTGAGCTTGTTCACGACCTCTATCTATTTCTAACTTAGCTCTTTCAGGAATTATTTCGCCATTTTCTAGAGATTGTTGAATCTTTATTTCTTTTTCTATAAGACCTACTTCTATTTCTTTTTCAAAGTCTTCTAACTTTTTCTTTACTTCTTCTTGTATGACTTCCATTTCAGCTGGAGTAGGCATTATTTTTATCCACACATTGTAATATGGAAATTTTTTCTTAGAATAAGTTTCGTAGTATGGGATTAAATCATCATCTTCAGCATCTATATTAAGACCCATTGTAATATCTTCTGGTTGAGTACTTCCACCTTCGTAACTATCTCTCTGAGAATAAGATACTACATCAGTGCTTTTTGTACACTTTTTAATCTTTGATTCAAATTGAGGTAGCATATTAATAAGCCTTTGCCTTGCAATGACTTTCCTAACTTGTATAAAAGAAGCGTCTCTAAATAAGAAATCTCTAGAAGCTGGGTCAACATAAACATCATAAGGGTCAAGTCGATTAAACCTAACTTCCCCCATTCCTCTATCAGCGTCTTTATCTACATCTACAAAGAAATATCCTATTCCTTTTGTTAAAGCGTCTAAGGCAATTTGACTATATAATGATTTTCCATTAGATAGATACCAACAATAATCTGCAATATCCGAATGAACTTGAGCTGCATCTACATCGTCTCCAGTAGCTCCAACTGCTTTCCACTTAGGATTATTAGCAGTTACAAAGTATTTCATTATTTCTATAATAGGAGTTACCCTATTTATAGTAAAGGTAGGCATGCCAGATTCTTCTAACTGGTCTTTTTCTTCCTTAGTTAGCTGCTCGTCTAAATAAAAATCATATCCTTTTTGACTAAGGCTTTGCCACCTTTGTCTATGAGAGTTATTCGCTCTCTCCCATAATTGCTTATTTACCTGAGCTTTATTTTTCTTAGTTTGCCTCGCCACTATCTTCTAATATCAGGTTTCTTTAATGCTTTATTAGCAGCTTTAGTACCAACTGCACAAAGCTTAGCTGCAGCCGCCCTACTTAAACCTCTTTTTCTTGCCTTATCGTAACAACCTTCAGCTGACTTAGCCCATTTTCTTGTTTTTTGACCAAGTTTAAAAGGGTCAGTAACCGTTTCTGCGGCCTTAGCTACTCCTTTAGCAACTTTCTTAACGCCTCTTACTAACTTCTTTCTTCTCTTAGCTGAAGCTTCAACTGATTCATCACTTCTGAATTTATATTTTCTATTTGCCATTTTAATCTCTTAGTTCGACATGCACTAAATCATCGAATCGATTATCCTTGATTTCACCATCACTATCCCAGTCTCCGCCCCAACGAATTTTCAATCCTAGTTGATGTCCAATTCCTCTTAGCATTCCACCCATATAATGAAACCTTTCTCTATCTTCCCAGTCTATCGGGTAAGGAGCGAGATCAACAGCTTTTCCTTCCATGTGTTTGGAATACTTTACTTTAGTTTTCCCTTGCGCTAACAATTCCTGCTGCCGCTCCTTACTCCGAAGTCCTTCGATAATAGTCACATCCATTATCTTAATAAGTTTATTTAATACGTTAACCAATCTAGGGTCAACGCCTTTCATTCGTTCTTTTGAACGTTTACCAAATCTAGGCATCTAACCTCCCATTTGCCTCCTCATTGACCTTTGAGAAGATTCTGATTTGTTATTTTTTACTTTTTTTTTGCACTACAAGCATACGAACGCCCTTGCCAAGTAAAGCTACCACCTTTACCTCCAGAACAAGCAGCTGCGTAAGCTTTTCTAAATGAACCAGCGGCTTTAGAATCTTTCTTATACTTGACGTATGTTCCGCCTTTAGTATGAACTGCAGATTTAGCTCCTCTAGAAACTGTTCCAGTTTTTCCTAAACCCGGCATAGATTTATTCTTTACTTTTCTTGCTTTTTGAGTATATGATTTTGAAGTTACAGTACCAGATTTCTTAGCTCCTACTCTGTCAACTTTTCCTTTTTTAGCAAGTTTTCTTAATCTTCGATTAGCTTGCCATTCTTTTAGTATTCCCATACCTATTCCTTTTATTTTATGCTACAAGCCAACTTTTTGCTTTCTTAATAGGCTTGAACCATCGTTTTTGCTTTTCATCCTTTTTCATATTAGGTGGAAAAGCGTGTATTTGTGCGTAATAAAGGCTCTCTATTGTGTCATCATGAGCCATTTTCGGGCCGAAAGTAAGAATTTCGTTGATTAAATCAAACATATTTTTCCTCAAATGCACTGTTCCGGTGCTAAAACGAGCAGAAAGTCCACTATAAATACGATTTCGCTTCTGAGTTCCGCCAGGTTTTTCAGGAATTACTGAAATATGGAACTTATTTAGCCTTCTTCTTTCATCATTTAAGGCTTGAAAGATACTTCTATTCATAGCAACGTCTTCTACAGTGGATGATATACAATTATATTTTTCATGTAATTCTAGGATTATATCCACAACTCCTTTCTTTCCAAGTATCTCACCAGTCGAAGGACTTTTTGAACCGATTGTAGGAACGCTTCGATGTCTTTCATATTCTAATACATATAGTTCATTATTAGCATCAATAGCAATTACAGTTATTACTGAGAAATCACTATGCTTTGTATCAATATCCGTAGCTGGGTCACATCCTATAAACGTATTAACTGGTATATCTTCACCATCTTTTACTATATAATTATTTCCATCTTCATGCTTGTAGAACCCATCCCAATAGCTAATATGGTCTCTTCTCCATATAGCATCCTCTTCACTCATTACCTCCATCATATATTCTTGATAGAATTTTTGAGGTTGACCAGAATCTATATAGAATTTTTTCTTTTCTTTTAATTTCGAGACTGGAAAAAACGATTGCCATAATGGAGTATCTTCATCCAATAATGCTTTATAAGTAATAACCCTCCACGAAAAATCTTTTCCATCTTTTTGAGAACGTGCGTAGTTATTAATAAGATTGTTAATGAAAGAGTCATAATGTACGGGAGTACCATTAACACGCAACCGACCAGTATGAGGCTCAATAGCAGGATATACCACAGCGGTAACCAGATTAGCATTCTTATCCCTAGCTTCTTTCGTGATGGTATTTGCTTCGTGCTCGAAGTCGTCAAGAACGATAAGGTCGTACCTTTTGTGTAATTTTGCCCCTCCTCTAATTCCCGCAACATTACTTTTACTAATGAGTTTACATCCATTTACTAGTTCTATATCCTCTTCAGTCCATTTTCTTCCTTTAAGATTTCCAAAATAATATTTTATTCTATCATTAAACTCCATATGATGTTTAATGTAGTCCATATTGCCAACACTAAGCTTTTGTGTAGCAGAAACCCAAGCATAAAATAAAAAATTATCTTTTGTTGCAAATACGAAATCTTTGATTATAGAAGCTTTTGTGAGGACGGTCTTGCCATGACCACGTGGAATAATGATTGCAGTTTGTTTTACATTCTTATCATCAATAGCATCTGCGACCTCATAATGAAAGAATGGAGTTTCTGACCTTAGAAAATCATCTGGGAGAAACAACTTTCCAAAAGAAATAAGGTCTTTACTTGCTAGTCTTAGAGTCTCTTCAGCTTGAGATACATTTTGAGAATTTATATTCATTTAAGGTTTCCAACTGCCAAGTCCAAAATTTATAGCTTTATCCTTATCTTCTCCGAAATCAAATACCTCTTTATCCTTCTTAGCCCTTTCGTAAGCAGCATTTATAGCAGACCATTCTTTTTCTTTACTATACCCCGGTTCACCTCTTTTTGGAACTCCATCCATATAATCTTTCCATTTCCCATTTTTTTCTCTATATAAAGTTGGGAAAGCAACCCACTTGCCATCTTTAAATTCAGAAGCCATTCTCAAAGTAGATTCACCCTTTTTTCCTTCGTGGTCAGTCCATTTTAAAGTATGTCCCTTTCTAAGATTACGAGCTTTTTTAGTATAAGAGTCATGAACTAGGTCAACTTTGCTATCTGATTCTTTTACTAAATTAAATACTTGATTATTCTTCTTCTTCTGATTGTTTATATTTTCCATCTAAATACTCTGTAAATTTATCTTCTAGTTTTTGCATTTCAATAAAATCATTAAAAACAGTTTCAAACTTTCTTATTCTCTCAGTAATAAAAAAGACATACCTTTCTAATTCTTTAATATTTCTTTTTAAATCATGCTTACTATATGTTTTTTTCTGTTTCATAATTTAAGCTATTTACTCCTTAGATATTTTAAATATTCTGAAGCTGTTTCTGGGTTAAATATTGTAGTAATTAATCTATTATCATGGTCATCATACCTCGGGTCAATAATTGTAACTGGACAATTAAATATATTTTTATCATCTAACCCTAATTTATCTGCATAATTATCTATTATTTTAAACGAGGCTACTTGCAATGCATGACTTATTAATCCATTGGAAGGATTTTTTATCAT